AAAAAAGAATTGCAAAAATTTTTATAGTTAAGTATAATTTTTAATATGAGAGATATAATAAATGAATTAAATATGATGAATGCAAGCCAGCGAGCAAGGTTTGCCAAGCTTACGCCAAAGCAAGAACACTTTTGTCAGCTTGTTGCAAAGGGTGAGTTGCAGTATAAAGCTTTTGATGTAGCTTTTGATAGCAAGGCCAATTATAACAGCTTATCAGTGCAGGCTAGTAACCTTATGAGTAAACCTAAGATAAAAAGAAGAGTGCAGGAGTTAAAGAATGAGCTTGACAATTAAGCAAAATACTTTCGCTTGGGATGTTGGTTTTAGGCGTATGTCATATGCAGACGCTTACAAGAGTAATTTTGATACTAAAAATATGCAAGAGTATGTTATATGCAATAGAGGTTTTGCAGAAGCGAATAAACCAGCTGTAAGAGAGCGTATAGAAAGTTATGTGTTATGTTACGAAAACCAAAATGTTATTTTGCGAAGTGATATCTTATCTCAACTTTCAGGGTTATGCAGTGCTAAAAATAAAGATGGCTCTCCTGATTACCGTACACAGCTTAAAGCATTAGAATTGTCATCTAAGATATTAGGCGTTGAACAGCCTAAGGAAGTTCATATGAAGATAGAGCCGTTGAATATTAATATGAGTTTTGATAAAGAATGATTGAGTGGAAGAAGCCACCGCACTTTAAACCCCTGTACACTGAAAAATATGTATATGCTCTTTTATTCGGTGGTCGTTCGTCGGGTAAATCACACGAGATAGCTGAATACTTAGCATTAGCCGTGCTTAATGATGAAGCTAATGTATTATGTTGTAGACAGAGACAAAACAGTTTAGAATCTTCTAGTTGGAATCTTGTTTGTTTAAAGATTAAAGAAATAGAAAAGAGATTAAACCTACCACCACAGTTTGAATTCTTAGAGTCTAGAAAGATTATTAAATGTGCTAATGGTCGTAAAATGGTCTTTACAGGCCTTGAAACAATCAATGAAGAGTCTATTAAGTCGTCAGAAGGGTTTAACTATGCTTGGGTAGAAGAAGCACAATACTTGAAAGAGTCTTCACTAGATAAGTTAATCCCTACTATTATTCGTAATGATAATCCTAAGGTGTTCTTTACATTAAACCCGCAGTATGAACACGATGCCGTATATGCTAAGTTTATTGCAAAAAACTATAAAGATACTTTACGAATAAAGGTCACTTATAAAGATAATCCTTATAACAACGAACAGATATTTATAGAAGCCGAAGAGTGCAAAGCAGATGACATTAAAAAGTATAACCATATTTGGCTAGGTGAGTGTGAAGGTGAAAGTCCGGCGCAGTTCTTCAATAATGAGTTAATACAAGAAGCGATAAGTCGCAAAGGTGTATCTAGTCAATATTCGCCTTTAATTATTGGTTGCGATAATGCGAGAATGGGCGACGATTGCACAGTTATCTCTATGCGCCACGGTTCTATTTTTAAAATATTAGAGATTATTAAAAAGAATGACGATAGCGGTATTATAGCTAGAAAGCTCTCCAATTACGAAGACCAATACAAAGCAGATGCAGTGTTTGTTGATGCGGGTTATGGTGATGGTGTTATTGATTTTGGTAAGACCTTGAACAAGCGATGGACAATGGTATATTTTGGGGGCAAATCGTCAAGAGAGTCGTTGTTTAACAAAAGAGTTGAGATGTATACAAAGTTAAAGGAATGGTTACAGGAAGGTGGGGCTTTACCTAACGACCCTGTTTTAAAGGCAGAACTTAAAAGCATTGAATACAAACCCACTTATGATGGGAAGATAAAGCTTGTTAGTAAAGATGAAATGAAGAAAAGGGGCAATAAGTCACCCGATATAGCTGATAGCTTAGCTTTAACCTTTGCAGAAGACATACGAAAAAGCCAATATGTAAATTTACCAACAGAACAGGCGATTGATTATTGATAAGAGAAATGACAATAAATGATATAAAAGAAGTTGCAAGCCTTGCTGAAAGGTTTCATAGCGAATCTATATATAAAGATTTGGATTATGATATTTGCAAGTTTAGTGCAGTGTTAAAACAAATAGTCGAGATGGATAATCAAATAGGCATTGTTTACACTGTGGATAATGTTATAGTTGGTGCTATGGCTGGTTATGCCAGTGAGTACTTTTTTGGTAAAGATAAGATAGCAGGGGAGTATGGGGTTTTTATTGACAAAAACCATAGAGGTGGGTATGCTGTTATTAAAATGATTAAACATTTTGAGAATTGGGCAATCAAGCAGGGTGCTAAAATTATCCAGCTAGGAGTGTCTGCAAACATTAATGCTGATAAAGTAGGGCGATTATATCAGAAGTTAGGTTATAATGATACTTTTACAGTATATAGAAAAGGGATTAAATAAATGTGTTTAGAAGGCTTTTTTGGTGGCGGTGGCTCTCCCCGACAAACTCAACAACAAACTTATGTAACGGCACCTAGTAATGCTTCTACTCAACCAGTTGAGCAAAAACAAAGAAAGAAAAGGTCAGCTATGTATAATCGTCGCTCAACAATGTTAACGCGCGGTGTTAATAATGAAGAATATGGCAAAAAGAAAACATTGTTGGGGGGATAGATGAATATTAAGAAAAAATTAGCTCATTATAAGAGTTTAAAACAACGACACCAAAAATGGTCATCTAATTGGCAAGAAGTGAGCAAATACTTTCTTCCAGATAGTGCTATTTTCCATAGTGAGAAAAACATAGGTGAGCAAAGAACACCCTTAATCTTTGACAATGTGGGGGAGATATCAAACACTACCTTAGCAAATGTATTACACGGCACTGTTACCAACCCTGCGACTAATTGGTTTAAATTAAAAATCTCACAACAATATGCACATTTAAATGACGATAAAAAAGTAAGCGCTTGGCTAGAAAATGTTTCTAAAATAATGATGGCAGAAATACTTTCACCTAAGACAGCTCACACTTCAAGGTGTCACGAGTTTTATCTCTCTTTATGTTGTTTAGGCACTGCTTGTATGTATATAGGGCAGAATAGCGATAAAGATGCCTTATCTTTTGACAATATACACCTTAGTGAAATATGCATTGACGAAAACATAGATGGGTTTGTAGATACTGTATATCGTACATTTAAGTTAAGTGTAAGGCAGATTATACAAAAGTGGGGTATTGAAAGCCTTACGGACAATATGAAAAAATGCCTTGAAAAAGATAATATGGACGAGAAGTTTACTATCATTCATTGTGTACACCCGAGAGATGTATATAACAAAGAAAGCGAAAGAGCAGACGAATTGCCGTTTGCTTCTGTGTATATAGCAGAAGAAGAGCAAAAATTATTGCACGAAGGTGGCTTCCACGAAATGCCTTATGCAGTTGCGAGGGGTCTTAAAGTAACAGGAGAGATTTACGGTCGTTCACCTGCTATGTCAGCATTAAATGATGTAAAAACCTTACAAAGATTTAAAAGAATACATATTAAAGTGGGTGAAAAAATAGCTGATGCAACAATTTTAAACCCTATTGGTTCAGTGATTGATAAAAAAATAAATGCCGGTGCGGGTAAGATAATCAACTACGACCCATCAAAAGGCACACCTTCAATAATGCCGACGGGTAATATTAATGCAAGCGATGCACTTATTAATGATACTAAGCAACAAATTAGAAGCCATTTCTTTATTGACGATATACAATTACACCAAAGTCCAGCTATGACAGCAACGGAAGTTATGGAAAGAACGGAAAGAATGATGAGATTAATGGGACCTCTGCACGGTCGTATTACGTCTGAATTCTTAGGCATTAAAATTACTAGAATATTTGGCGTTTTGTTTAGAATGGGTAAACTACCTACACCACCACAAGTATTATCCGGATTAGACTTTGATATTGAGTATGTTTCACCAATGGCAAGAGCGCAGAAGCAATCTGAATTGCTAGGCATTCAGAAAACTCTTGAAGTAATCCCTATACTTTCACAAATTGACCCTAATGTTGTTAAAGTAGTTGATAGTATGGAAGTATTAAAACACATAGCTAATATAAACGGCGCTCCACAATCTTTGTTTAAATCAATTGAGCAGGTTAATCAAGAGATAAAGATGGAACAAGAGCAAATTAAACAACAACAGACAATGGCTAATATACAACAAGGGGTTGAAATGGCTAAGGATGCAAGCCAAGTTAATAAAGGAATGAACAATGGATAAAGAATTAGAAAAACAAATTAGAAGCGATTTTGCTTTTTTTAAAACAGAAAAAGGCAGAAGAATATTACAATATTTAATGCAAGTTAATTTTGTAATCGACACAACTATGGACGAAAGCGGTAGACCTTTCTTCCAAAGTTACAAGGAAGGGCGAAGAACAGCTATTTTAGATATTCTTGCTCTTGCTGGAATAGATTTAACTAACTTAGGAGAATAAAATGGAAGAATTAAACGCACCTGTAACAACAGATACTGCAACAGAAACAATTGAAACACCAACAGAAAATTGGTATGATTCGTTATCAGACGAATATAAATCTAACCCAAATGTGACTAAATACAAAAGTCAGGAAGATTTTTTAAACGGACATATTAATTTAACTAAAAAAATAGGCGAAAAAGGATTAACAAAACCTGAAACCGATGAAGACTGGAACAATGCTTATGCCTTTTTAGGCAAGCCTGAAACAATCGAAGGTTATGAGTATACACCTAACGAAGAATTGCCTGATGAAATACAACTAAATGAACAAATGGCTACATCTTTTAAAGAAGTAGCACACGAAATAGGTTTAAACCCGAATCAATACAAAAAACTAATTGGTAGCTATATGACTATGAATGAACAAGGGTTTAAAGAAAGAAAAGAGCAAATGGATGCTGAACTATTAGCTTCTGAAAAGGAATTAAAAGAAACTTGGGGACAAGCTTTTGACCAGAACATTGAAATGGCACGAAATATGGTTAAAAAGTACGATAACGGCGGAAAGTTAACTAAGTTATTGGAAACTCCACTTAACGGCTCTTCGTTAGGAAATAATCCTATATTATTGAATATGCTTGCAAATGTTGCTAAAACAACTATGGAAGATGGGGGCTTAGTTGGTCGTGGCGCTCCTGTGTCTCTTGACGATGAAATAGCTGAATTAAGAGCTCATCCTGCTTATAACGATTCATCTAATACAAGCCACAAACGAATAGTGAAAAAAGTAACAGAACTTTATCAGAAAAAATATCCTGAATAATGTTGACTTGTTAAATAAGTAATGTTATTGTTACTTTGCTTTTGAATTATAAAGCCCTAGTTACTTGCTGGGGCTTTTTTTTGTTGACAATTCAATGTTTTATAGTCTAATATTGTAATAGCTATACAAGACACTTGTTTACAACCTTGTTTTAAAGCGAAATTGAACCGCAATGTCGTTGCGACACTTCAAAAAATTACTATTATTTTTTATAACTATGACTGAAAGGAAATTATTATGTCATATAACATATCAACGGCATTAGTGAAACAGTTTCACGACAATTTTGAACTAACGCCACAACAAACAAGTACTTTGTTAAGAAGAACTGTTTTAGAAGAAAAAATCAAAGGAAAAGAAGCACTTTTTGACCAAGTAGGCGTATCCCACGCGGTTGAAATGCTTGAGCGTCACGGCGATACTCCAATGGTAAACATACCTCACTCACGAAGATTGCTAAGACTAAGAGACTTTTCTTGGGGTGAAATGATTTCTAGCGAAGATAAATTAAAAATGCTCGGCGAGCCAACAAATGAATATTTGCAAAGCGGTATCGCAGCAATGAATAGAGTTATTGATACTTTAATTGTTGACGCGGCACTAGGTACAGCTTTAACAGGTGCTAATGGTACAACGGTTACTAACCCACAAACAGCTCTTGCAGTTGGTTCAGGTGCGGCGGCTCGTTTTACATTAGACAAGATTTTAGCGGCTAAAAAACAATTAGATATTGGTAATGCACCAGCAAATGACCGTTATTTTGTTGTTACAAGCACTCAAATGGACGACTTGTTAAAGATAGAAAAACTTACATCAGCTGATTATAACACTGTTAGAGGATTAGTTGACGGTAGCATTGATAGTTTTGCAGGCTTTAAATTTATCACAATTAATGATTCGCGAGACGCTACATCTACTAATTCAATTCTTTCTAAATCTGGTAACAATCGTCGTTGTTTTGCTTTCCAAAAAAATGGTATTAAATTAGGTCTTGGCGAAGAAATTAAAACAAGCATTTCAATTCGTAACGATAAGAATGATGATAAACAATTACTAATCAAAATGTCAGCAAACGCTACTCGTATGCACGAAGGATTAGTTTTAGAAGTGCCTTGTGCAGAATAAAGAAAGGAATAAAATATTATGGCTGAAAAATATTCAAGCGAACAAGCAACAATTAATGCAGGAAACAAAGTTGATTCTGTGTTGTTTAACGGTCGTGTTCGTCTAAGAAGAGCTACTATTACAATGGCAGCTCAGGCAATAAATGACACTATTGTTTTATGTGATGGTAAAAGAGGCGAAGTATTTGCTTACGGTGTTATTAATATATCGGCAACTGCTGGTTCATCAACTATTGAAATAGGTACATCTGCTGATACTGATAAATATCGTGCGGCGGCGACAAAAACTAGTACTGCACCTGAATTATTTGGGAAAGTTGCTAGTCAAGTTCAATTAACTGCTGATGAAAAAATCATTGCTACAATTAAGGCGGCGACATTGCCTGCTTCTGGAACATTAGTAATCGATATGTTCTTCTCAACAGTATAATTAATTGGGGGGATAACCTCCCCCCTTTTTTTAAGGAAATAAAATGGCATCAAAAATAAGTTTGGTAAATATTGCATTAACACGATTAGGTGTAGAAGCAATTACTTCGTTTGAAGAAGATAGTAAGGCGGCGAAGTCCGCAAATATATATTATAACCAAATTATTGAAGATGTTTTATCACAACATCATTGGAATTTTGCAACAAGCCGTGTAGAGCTAGCTTTAAATTCCACTTCCCCAGCTTTTGAATATACAAATGCTTACACTTTACCTGATGACTGTTTGAGAGTCATCTCTCTTTACGAAGACGAAGAATATATCATAGAAGGTAATTCTTTGTTAACAAATTCTGAAACAGCTAAAATCATTTACATTAAAAAGATAACTAACCCTTTATATTTTAGTGCAAGCTTTAAAAATGTAGTTACTTGGCGATTAGGCGCAGAATTAGCTATTCCATTAACAGATTCTAATACTTTAAAT